CGTGGGGCCAGCCAGCGAGGGGGTGCAAAAGACTACTTTTTTGCTCAATTGTGCACCATGAGAACATCGGTCAGTTTGCCGTGCCGTATGCCTTGCGACACCAGCAGTTCAATTAGTTCGCCGTCGCCCTTGTCTGAGTTGGGGAAGGGCTGAAACCGGCTGCTCCGCACGATGAATCCGGTCTTGTCGATGCTGTTCATCATGGGGTGCACGTCTACAGGCGCATAACATTGCCCATTAAATCGCGCATCGTAAACCATGTTGCAATAGATCAAATCCAAGCCATGACCCTCTGCCGCTGCCAACATCCGAGCCGCGAACACAGGCACGTAATAGCTGTCATCCGAGGGGAAGCAGAGAAAATCGCCCTTGCAGTAGTTCCGCACTGCGTAATTGGCTGTGCGGTAGCAGTTGCCGATGTTCCCCCAAAAGGTATTGGTATGGCTAAAACGTCCATCGCGCAAATTGTTAATGCTTTCGCGGTTCGTGTCTTGCGTCAGCCGCTCTGGGCTGTTATCCGTGACGATTACCTCGAAATCGGGCATCGTCTGCACTGCCAGCGCGTGAAGGATTACCGGTAGCATTGCGGGGCGATTGCATGTGCTCACTACAAATGAAAGCTTTGGCATCGTTCCTTCGCGTTCAGGGGGCGGCGGCGAGCGAAGCCTTGGGCCTCGCCCTCTGTTATTCCGCCCCCCAAAGTGGTTGGTTAAGCGCTGCCTTTCCACAAGCCGAGCGCGTTCAGGGTCGCAGTCACTTCCACGATCCACGCCGTGAGGCTGGCCGCGATGGTGATATTGGAGGATACCGACACCACACTGTTGGCCTGAATCAGGTTTGCACGCTGCGCAATTGGGGTTGATCCGTAGAAGCTGACCTTGTCAGCCGCCGTCTGCCCGAGGGCTGTCCCGTCGGGATTCAAATCGCTGAGTTGTTTGCCGATTGCCATAACCTTGTCTCCTAATCTGATTTGGGAATGCGGGGCTGCTTGTTACAGCAGCCCCCTTGAGGTCACGACAGCGGGTTTAACCGTCAGCGTGGACGCGCACCGCAAATTCCGGCCTGATGGTCTTGTAGCCGTACAACACGTCAATGCGGCAAGGAATTTTGTCATTGACAATGTCGTACTGGCGAGCAATACGCATCGAGATGTTGTCCATGGTGTCGCGTGCGCCCCATGTGCCAAACTTCGACACGTCGATCAGATCGGCGCTAACGAAGGTGAACGCATCGGGATGGAACACAACGCTCTGGGTGTAGGTCTCGGAAGCGCCTGCTCCAACCTTGACCACTGCGCCGGTATCGGTCGGGCTGGCAGTCACGTTCTTCTTCGCGCCCGTGGTGACGATGCTGGGCGAGACGGCCAGAGAGGTCGCCGAGGCCCCCGAGTTCGCAGTAATGACGAACTGCTGGAGGTAGCCAAGGTCAGCCTTGGTCTCCGGGTGCACCGCATTCGTGCCAGCGAACGTGATCACGTCGCCAACGAGGAATGTGGTGCTTCCGCCAGTGACCGTGATGGAAGCGCCGGTCTGGTTGGCCCCGCTCACGGTGTAAACGGTGGTCTTTGCAGCCGTGCCGGTGGTGTGAGCCGTCACCAGCGAGTTGCGGTAGACCTTGTCCATGCCCGCAGTGTTGGCCGCGACGACGCCCTTGCGGTACATCTCGCCAAGCTGCGCCTGCGGATTGAAGAGGCCCTTCACCGCATCCGCGAACTTGGTGTTGTGCGTCAGGCAGAGAATGCCCGTGCGGTCACCATCATCTGGAGCAAGGTTCTCATCCAGCTTCTGTCCAGCCTTCATGAAGTCCAGAAAGCTGATCGCAACCGCGTCATCGTCAACAAAGTTGTACACGTCGTTCAGCATGCTCAGGGCGTCGGCTTCGATTTCCGAGGCCAGACGAGCCATCGCAGGCTTGAGGTAGCGAGGGCCAAACTCGTCGATGCTCAGAGTGAGGTCGCTGGAGGTAAAGTTGATGTCCACGCCCTTCTGCGTGGAAACGGTCAGGGTCAAGCTGTCTTCCGCGATGTCCTGCACTGCCAGAGTCGAGCCAGAGCGCACGGTAAAGCGGTTCGGCTTGCGGATGGTGAGCGTGGGGCCGATTTTGCCGGAAGGCGCTGCGCCCTCGTTGGCAAAGCTCTTGTCATACTGCCTGTTGATGGAACCGATGAAGTTGAGGTCAGCGTGCAGGTAGCGCAGCGCCTCCCGCGTGATGATTGTGGGTGACAGAATCGTGTTTGCCACGGTTTAGCTCCTGATAGGAGCGCCCTAAGCCTTGTTCCTCCGTGCGAGTTGCGCATTACGCTTTCGCGCCCACTCATCGGCTGATAAAGTCTCGTCGCTCACGTCGAAGCCCCGCGAACTTCCGCCGCCAACTGGCGAGGGAGGCTTAGGGGCTTGGGTTTTCTTGGGTTCAGGAGCTTTTGCCGCTTCCTTGCCATCCGCAGAGAGTTCCTCTTGAATCAAGCCCTCAACCCGCGTCACGTACTGCATTGCCTTGCGAGGGTTTGTCCGGGCCGTCTGCACGAAGTTGGCTAAGTCAGTTGGGTTGCTGCCGATGGTGAATACAACGTCTGCCAGCAGGTCTGAATCGCTCACCCATCTCAATACGTCCACGGGGATTAGTGGCTCCCCATTTGGCCCCATTGTCGCTTGAGTGAATGAGTTCCTGGACGCTACGAAGGCATCCCCGTATCTTGCCTGCGCTTCTGTGACTTTCTGCGCAAGCTCCGCTTCCTGTGCTTTCGCGTAGGCATACCGCTGTTGTTCCGCCCAGAATTGTTCGGCTGACCATCGGCCAAGATGCTCTGTAAAGTCCTCGTATGTGGTGAACCTTGGACTTCCATCGTCATTTTTGTCCTCTATGGTCGGCTTGGGGCGGGTGAACTGCTGCTGCGGTACGGGCTGAGTGTGAGCGGGAGCCTGAACGGCGGGAGCGAGTTCCGCCTTACGCTTTAATCCGGCCTTTTGCTCGATCTTCTCAATCGTTGCGTTTAATTGGGCGATTTTTAAGGTATCCGGCTCATCTTGCAGCCAGATTTTCTCGATGGTCGCTTCAATCTGCGCAATCCTCTGCGACGCGCTTAAGTGCGGCTTTCTTTCGGCGGCTTTCTCCTGTTCATCTTTCGGCGCTTCCGAGTCGCCTGCGCTTTCGGGCTTGTCGCCCTCGGTAGCCGTCTCTTCCGGCGTGTCATCAGGGGCCGATTCTGCGGGTTCGGCGGGTGCAAATCTCTCGGGGAGCTTGCCAGTCTTGCGATAAGCTGAATACTCATCAAAACTGGGCTGCTCTCCGTTAAACACGTCAACTTCTGCGGGCGACGAAGCCGCTGCCGTCTGTTCGCTCATTTGGTTGTCCTTTGTAGATCACCCTTGACGCCGGGTCAGCGAAAACTTCGGGACGGCTACTTGGTTCGGCGGTCAATGCGATACAAAAGCCAGATCGCGACGACAGCCAGCACCAGCATGAGCGCGTGATACTGCGGGGCTAGGAGTATCCAGTCCATCGCTTATTCCTGCTGTTCTGCGCCTTGCTGGGCCTGCTGCTGCGCTTGCTGGTCCGCTGCCTGAGATTGGGCATCCTGCGCGTGCGCGGCCTGCTGTGCGGTCAATTGCTGCGTTTGCGCGTGGCCCTGTGCCGCCAGTGCTGCGTCGTGCGCCTGTCCATGCAGTTGCTTCCACATATCCTGCTCGAACGCCTGCCGCTCTGCTACGCTCTGCGTCTTTGCGCCAATCTCGGCGACGGCCAACTGCGTCTCGAGCTTCTTGTCCTCGAGTTCCATGTCGGCCTGATGCTGCGCGGCGATTTGCTGCATCTTGCCCTGATGCTCCAGCACCTTGCCTTGGCGCTCCATCATGAGCTTCTGCATTTCGCCCTGCATCATCTGCGTCTGCTGCTGCGCCTGGGCGACTGCGGCCTGCGCCTGCGGGGGTAACGGGTTCTGATCGTCCTCTTGCAACTGTGGAGGCAGCATCTTGTGGAACCGCTCGGCAAGCTCGTCCGCGCCAGCCAGATCGGAGTTGCGGAAGAGAATATCGCCCACCATCGGCAGCATGTTGGGGCTGGTCTGCACAACCTGGCTGATAGTGTCGAACGATTCGCTGCGCTTAGAGCCGTACGACTTGCCCATTGTGAC